AGAGTTCCTCCGCATCCGAGTCCACGACGATTTCCTTGGCCTTGTCATCGAGGGCCTTGGCCTGAGCCTCAATAGAGTCCTCCATTGCAGAGATTCGCTGAATCTGGTTCTTGAAGGCGTCTCCAGAAAAGACTCCGGCGGCAGTCGAGAACAGGGTACTCTCCCTCGTGTCCGGGACTGTCCCACGCATCGCGTCCTGGCTCATCTTCCATGCACCCGAGGTCCGGGCCACCTCAGCCATGAGCCACTGAGTTGGGCTGTCCTCATCGCCCGTGCCCGCCGTCTCCGCCGTCTGGTTGGCCGGGGAGGCGAAGTTGAGGAAGTCGTTCTGCCCGGCTGCATCAAGGATGACCTCGGCCTCGGCCATCTTGCAGCCGCAGATACGCTTGGACGTGTGGAGGGCCATGTCCGCCAGGGAGTAGGCGGCGTTGTTGATCGGGAGCTTCTGGATACCCTCTTTGCCCTTCTCCGAGAACCAGTTCATCATGTTCATCTGGAGCATGTTGGGGTCGCCGGACTTGATCGCCACTTCCAGGTCGAGAAGCTGCTTGTCGGTGAAGTTCTGCCGGAGCTGTGGAATGAGCTTCTCGGTGGCCCGATTGAACGCCTCCGCCCCAGACACCTTCATCTTACGGGTCACGGGGTTGTCGTTCTTGTCCTTCTTGACCTTCCCATCTGCGTCCTTGACAGGCACCTCGTCATAGAAGCCTTCCTTCTTCACGATGGCCTTCAAGAGAAGATCCATCTGGTGCTTGCTCAGGACCGAGAATGGGTCCTGATGGTGCAGGACATCGAACACCCCGTTGCCCTCGATGTCCACGTCGCGCCCGTAACGGTAAGTGCCAATTACCTCGTAGCCATTGGCATCCGACACAGGGAACACGGGGGTCTGAATCTGGAAGTCTCGCGGAGCTTCCTGACTCTTCTTCACCTTTGACTTGGACGGGGCCTTCACCTTGTAGGAGCCTCCGATCAGGCGCTCGAAGATGGACAGAATGCGCTCCGCCTGGTCAAATGGAATCCCGTTGCTCAGCATCCCGTTGAACCAGGCGTACTTGGCTGCGGCCATCAACTGGTCATAAGCTGCTCGACCCATCTCAAGAGCGGCCCGCTCCCAGAATTGCCGCAAGGAAGTATGGGTCGATGAAGTCGGCCATGCCTCGGGAAGATCACTGTTCCTGACACTGGGAGGTGAGTCCGAGAACTGATAGCTCGTCCCGATAGAGTCGGTGACATCAAAGCTCGTCCCGCCCACCACCAGGTTGTGAGGAAGGTAAGTGGGCTGGATCTTGGGCACCTTGCCCTTCCACTTGCCCGCCTTCGCGGTGGCGGCAGCAGCGGCCTTCAGGGATCGTTGGCTAAAAGTGAAGTACCAGTCCCCGAAGATGGCGTCGATGTTCTGGTCGTAACCCTTGGCCTTCTTGGTCTGACCCAAGAGGGACTTCTGGAAGGCTCGCAGGAGCTTCGCCTGCATCTGGGTCGTCCGGCGACGCCGCTTGGTGTCCACGATGCGACGGTTGATACCTGCGTCGTGGGACGCGAACATGATCTCACGGATCTCGCTGGTGGGGAGAACTTCTCCCCCCTTGGGAGCCTTGGGGTTGTTGGTCAACACCCGGATACCCCACTCGGGGGTCTTGTTCAGTAGCTTGGCCTCGGGCTTCTTAGCCCCCGGTGGCACGATGATCTGATCAGAAGGCACGAAGGTCAAAACAGGACTGTCCCGCCACAAGGCTTCGAGGAACGGGTTCCGGTACTTGGTCTGACCCGTGGAAGCCGCATTCTCCGTCGTAGGGTCCGTCACCGGATTCGAGCTTTTGAACACTGGCTGCAACTGCCCCTGCTGCTTAGGGTCCGGGTGTGACGCCGAGTAGTAGCGGAAATCACCGGGAAGGTTCCCGCTGACCATCGCGGCCTTCTTGTTCGACAAGAGATCCAGCAAGGTCGTGGTCGTCGTCAGACTCCCGAACTTCGACCCACGCTTCTCGTAGTCCTTGGCATAGGCTTCTCCCATGCGCTTAACGAGTTCCGTGATCCAACGAATACCCACGTCCTCCTCGGTCGAGATATAGGTCGAGAAGCTCTGCTGGGTGTCGTTGTACTGGGCCAATGTGACAGCCCGCTGGCCTTCCAGCTTTATGAGTGCTGCCTCTAGCTCGTTCACCCGCTTCTCATAAGCCTTCTGGGTCTGGAACTTCTTACGGCTAAGGCCCTGGAGGGTCTTGTTGATCCCGGAAATGCTCGCGTGGATCTTGCCCAACTGGCCTTCGGTCTGTTGCAAGCGATTGGCGGACGACACCTGCTTGGACACATAGAGTTGGGCTGCTGCCAAGAGGTTCGTGGCCCCACTGGGCTTCGAGGACGAACCCTTCTGGGGGTTCGTCTCCTTGTCAAAGGGGTTCTGGAAGTAGATGAGCTGTGTGCCATTCTCACTGAGGTCAATGACCCAGAGGTCACTGATGTCCTGCCCCTTGAGGTTGTACTTCTGAATGTCCTTGTCATCAGGGCGGCGGATGACCTTGAGGCCCTCACCCATCTGGATAAGGTTGGACAAGGAATCAGGGTTGTCGATACGAGCCACGTCAGATCCGACGATCAGGAACATCGGATTGAGCTTCTTCGGGTCGAGCGCCATCACGACGTTCGGAAAACCCTCCAGCCGAGGCCGACCGGCGTTATCGAGAACACCCAGAGGCCGCTGCGGGAAGATAGGATTGGAGAGGTCGATTGCCTCAATGCCCTCCCGTGACGGGGAACCGGGGGCGTAGAACTTTGCCCTCTTGGCAGTGAGGGTAAGAGTCGTGGTGCATTGACCCCCGACACTGTAGCCGTGGGCGAACGAATCACAGTAGTAGAAGCAGTCCAGATACACGATGTAGAACGGGTAGCCAGGCCGAATCTCGGGCCGCATCGGGATGGTCAGCGAGGCCGAGTTCATCGGTGCATTCATGATGTCCAAGCGGTTGATGGCCGCGAAAAACATCGACTTGGGATCGTTGAAGTAGGCGGTCTCGAAGTCACCCGGACGCCAGCCGAACTGGGCCACGAGCCGGTAGTCGATGTACTGACCCTGGACACCCCACTCGCCTTCGAGACCTGATCCCTCGGTGTTCTTGATGCCGGAGCCTTTGCAGGTCATGTAGGTGGCCTGTGGCTCCTGCTCGTTGAAGTTGATGTTGATGATGTCGATGTCCTCGATGCGATAGACCCGAGCACTGGAAGTGTCCAGATTGTACATTGGGGGCTTGAACACGAAGTCGCCGTCCACGTCCTGGAAGAACTCGAAACCTGTGACCTCCATAACCCGCTGGGCGATGTCCATCTTGGACTCGTAGGTGGACTCAAACAGGTTGAAGTTACCGTAGTTGCTGATGTTCGAGGTGAACGCCTGCATCTCGACCATGTTGAGTTCGAGGTCAGGACTCGACCCGCCCCTGGCAGATGCCCTGCTCTGCCGAGCCGCCACGAGTGCTTCCAGGCGTCGATTCCTGGTCAGCCCGAGTGCAATGGAGGACTGGAGGATCTGGTTCCGGCTACTGGGCTTGCGGTTGAACCGGCCCCGCATGAGGCGCGTCAAATCCTTGCTGCTGCTCTGTCCCAGGAACGCTGCCTGAGCGGCACTGAACAGCTCACCCGTGATGCCGTGCATCCTGAGCTTGGTCTCCTTGGTGTTGAATCGCTGCTCCCAGTACTTGATGTTCAGCGAGAACAGGCTCTCACCCGTGACGGGACTACGAGCTGCTTGGTTAGTCTTCTGCTGCAAAGCCCACGATACACCAGCGGCGGACCCAGCCGTGTCATGGTGGAGGGTGTACATGATCTCGTAGGGGTGCATCCCGGTGAAGTTGTGACCCACCACCGATGCCTTGAGCTTCGAGTTCAGCGGTCGTGCGCCGAACAGCGAGGCGTTGGTCGAGACCCGGTGATACTGCCAGAAGTGCAGCATCGAGGCGCACTGGACCGAGATGGTCTGAACACCTGTGCTGTAAGAATGGCCGACCTGGGTCACGACTCCTCGGAAGACGTGGTAGTAGGGATAGGCCAACACATCTTCGAGTCCGAACCCAGCCAGACCTACCTCGTCCAGCAAAGACTCCTGGAACGACGGGGTTACGGCCTTGTCCTTGGCCTCGGGGAGCGCCCCGACCTCGACCCCACCCTCCTGGCCCAATGCCTGCTGGAGGTTTGGCACATCGTCCCCGACTGCGGGCACATTGGGATCGCCCTTGCCAGTCTTGTCGTAATAGTTGGATACGGACTCACGGTTGTTGTTCCGCAACCACCCCAGCGCCGAACCGTCCTTCTTGTTCCCCGGCGGATGCTTACCGTCTGTGTCCACCCAGATCCAGTTGGCCGGATTACGCCCTGTCTTGAATCCATAAGAGCCGCGCAAATCGTAGTGGGTGGCCGCTGAACCACCCGGAGGAGCATCCTTCCTGGACGGTCTTCCCTGCTGGTCCGGTCTTGTCCCTGTGGTGCTGGCCCCGTTGATGTAGGTTCCCTGCCCGCCTCTCGGGAGTCGGCCTGCATCTGCGAGGCGCTGGGTCCCAGCCCACGCCTGGAGAGTTGGGACCGTCTGCTGGTTACCGTTGTCGTCGGTGTAGTGGATGGTGTAGTCGATGGCCGCACCGTGCGGGTGAGTGAATCCCCCTTTATCCGACCGATGGTGATCCTCGATCTCGACCCAAGCTCCCGGATATTGCTGCTGCCAGTATTCCTCGATGACCTGAGCAGACCCAGCACAGATAGTCGCCCACTGATACTCCTCACCACTCAGATCATCCAGCCCCCGCCCACGCCACTTGTTGATGAGTTCCTGCGGAACCTGGCCGAAATCCACCTCCGCCAGAGAAGAGGGGAACCCAGTAGGTGACCCCTTGAAGCCACTGGAGATGGGCGCATCA